TAAGGACGGGTTGATTGATTTTGCTTTCATTGGGTTAAGGCACAACCTTGATAGCATCAAGTCAAAGGCAAAGATTTATGTTCTGTGGGTTGATGAAGGCGAGCCGGTAAGTGAAACGGCATGGGTTAAAGCCATACCTACAGTACGAGAAGAGGGGTCAGAGGTTTGGGTAACGTGGAACCCAGAGCGCAAGGCCAGCGCAACACACATCAGATTCAGAGAGAGCCCACCAGATAACGCGCTAATCGCTGAGATGAACTGGCGGGATAACCCATGGTTCCCGGATGTTTTGAAGGAAGAACGCTTAAATGACAAAAAGAACCGCCCAGAACAGTACGCACATATATGGGAAGGCGACTTCGTGACGGTCATTGAAGGCGCTTATTACGCTTCGTGCATTGCTGAAGCCAGGGAAGATGGTCGTATAGGGCATGTAGCTCGAGACCCATTAATGACCATAAGGCTATTTGCTGATATTGGTGGAACAGGCGCTAAGGCCGATAACTTTGTATTCTGGGCAGTACAGTTTATTGGTAAGGCCATACACCTAATTAATCATTACGAGGCCCAAGGCCAGCCGTTAGAGCATCACTTAGCTTGGATGCGCAAGAACAAATACACTCCTGATAAAGCACAGATATGGCTACCACATGACGGCTCTAGTCATGACAAGGTATACAACGTTAGTTATGAATCAGCATTCAAGTCAGCAGGGTACGAGGTTACAGTAGTCCCAAATCAAGGTAAGGGTGCTGCTATGGCTAGAGTCGAGTCAGGACGCAGGCTGTTTCCTTCATGTTGGTTTGATGAGAAGTGTCAGCCTGGTTTAGAGGGCCTTGGCTGGTATCACGAGAAGATAGATGAAGTCCGTAGAATAGGGTTAGGGCCAGATCATGATTGGTCAAGCCATACTTCTGACGCATTTGGTTTGGTTTGTACGGTATACAAGCCTCCTGTGGAAAACGAATGGTGGGGCGAAGACATTGAATATCCGAAGGCGAACATAGCATGATGAACGAAACTGAACTATCGCAGATTGTTACATCAATGGAGGCCAACTCTGTTGGTACAGGCGACTCGTTTATACCAGACAATAAGAATGCTTTCGATTACTACATGGGGGCCCCTTTCGGTGATGAAGAGGACAACAGGTCAAAGGTGGTTAGTACTGATGTAGCTGATGTGGTAGAGGCTGATATGCCCTCACTGGCTAGGGTATTCCTGGGGGCTGGGAAGCCGGTCGAGTTTATGCCTACCTCGGAGAATGAGCTAGACGCAGAAGAGGCCAGACAGAAGAACGTTTACATCCCGTACTTGATTGATAACTGTAGAAATTCGTTTAAGAAGCAGTATGATTGGCTTAAGTGTATAGAGATATATAAGGCTGGTGTATTGGAATACGGCAGAGAAACTAAGAAGATATCTAGGGTTGAGGCGTATGAAGGGCTGGACGAGCTTGAGCTCGCCGCATACTTGCAAGAGTTTGACGACGATAAGAACGTAAAGGAAACCAAGATCACCTCGCAGAAGGTCAGCAAGAAAGGAGGCGTTGAGCGGTTTGATATCGAAGTGTCCTTAATTGGTGAAGAAAGCAATTACTTTCTACGTAATGTACCTATTGAAGACCTGATACTAACTAAGGGCGTCCAGACCAAAGAGGACGCTGATATCGTAGGGAAGCGATGGACCAAGACACGTGGGGCGTTAGTTGAAGACGGCTTTGATAAAGCAGTAGTCAAGAAGCTCACCAAATCCAGCGATACCCAGCATAAGGATATGAAAGACCAGCGAACACGCTCTGAAGACGGGGTTACGGCTGGGGGGCAGTTAACCAGTGCTAACAGTGAAGTACACTGGACAATGGAATACGTGAGCGGTACGGATGTTTATGTATTAGTTGATTATAATGAGGACGGCATTAGAGAGCGCCGTCACGTTATTAAGTCAGGCACTACCATACTTTTGAATGAGGACTTTAACCATATCCCTTATGTGATTACATCGGCCATTCAGATGCCGCATGTAATGATTGGGCGGTCACGCGCTGAAATAACCATGCCTACTCAAAGGTTGCAGTCTGTGTTAGAGCGTGGTGTTTGTGACAACGTCTACATGGTCAATGCTGGCCGCAACGTGATATCTCAAAACATTAATTATGACGACCTTCTGGCAGTTAGGACTAATGGGGTGGTTAGAAGTAAAGGCACCGGGCCTATAGGTAATGACATACTGCCGTTAATCACCCCATATGTGGGCGATAAGACCCTACAAGTTATCCAGTACTTTGATTCTAAGCGCGCGCAAACGACTGGGTCGTTGATGGCCAATCAAGGCTTAGAAGCAAATGATTTGTACAAAGAGACGGCGACAAGGTTTAAAGGCGTTGAGCATGCTAGTAAGGCTAAGATTGAGCTATTAGCTCGTGTGATTGCGGAAGCTGGTTATATGCAGTTGTACGAGGGGATGGCCTGGTTTGCAAGGCACTATCAGAAAGATGAGCAAGAGATTTATGTAATGGGCCAGACCTTACTGGTCAATCCAGCTAAGTGGAAATATGAACATAAGTTAACCGCAGAGGTTGGTACTGGTGCCGGGGATGATGAGCAGATGATCGAGAACAGGTCGGCTTTGTTATCGGTATTAGAGCAATTAAAAGCCCGAGGCTCTGTATTGGTTGATGAGAAGAAAGTCTACAACCAGATAGCTCGCATTGCCAAGTCTATGGGGATTAAAGACCTTTCGACCGTTATTAACGATCCGGAAAGACCTGAGCAGGTTCTGCAGGCCGAGAATGAGATTCTTACCCAGATGGTTGAGCAGTTGCAGCAGCAGGTTCAGTCAAATCCATTAGCTGAAGCCGAGATGATTAAAGCCCAGGCAACGTTAGTCACTGCTCAGAGCAAAGGCACGAATGATATGCAGCAATTCATCATGAAACTCGCACAGGATAGTGAGCAGTTCAAGACATTATCAGCGCAAGAGAGAGCCGAGTTAGCTAAAGATCTAACCGAACTAGAGCTTAAATACAGATCAGACGTACCAGGAGCCCTTGTATGATTACACCAACCACAACAAAAACATGCTCATTCCATGACGAAGGGGCCAGGTATATTGTCAATCAAGGTAACGAGCACGCTATGAGCGCACTAGAGAAAATTAAGAACTCGCACCCAGGTGACACCATAGCGCTTTCAGACAAAGAGTGGTGCGCATTAGCTGAAGGCGAGGTATTGGCGATATGAGCGCACAAGAAGACATCGCATTAGGCGATCACGCTACGGTACTAACGACTAACCCGGCTTATCAAGCGGCTATTGCCAGGATAAAGGCAGGGCTATTCGATAGCTGGACAAACACAGGTTTATTCCAAAGCAAAGAACGTAAAGAGCATTGGAGAATGTGCAGAATAGTTTCTGCATTTGAGAAAGAACTAGAGCTAATGATCAGGGATGCGAGCATAGCCAAACAGGATTTACCAAAAACTTAAGGAGTAAATTATGTCTGGAGACCAAGAAACCACTACCGTGGAATCTGGAGCAGACACGCTGCTTGATAAAGCAGACTTGTTTTATTCAGAAACAGAGGCAGAAACCGAAGCGACTGATGAAGGGACCGCAGATACTGAGGGGAATACTGAGGTTGAAGCGACCGAGACCGAGACGCAAGAGGATGAAGGCGAGCAAGTACATACCGGGCCAGAAACTACGAAGTATGAGTTTGACGAAGACTCGGGACTTTATAGCTTCCAGTCCAATGGCAAGACCGTACAAGCAGACGCTGCGAAACTCATTGATAGTCTTCAGTCTTTGGATGGACACCAGAAGGAAACCGAGAAGCTAGTTACCACGCGCAAGACTTTAGAAACTGATTACACCGCTAAATCTGATGATTTGGTGAAGTATCAGAAGAACCTAGAGGCTGTCGCAGAGGAACTACAGAAGGTTTTCTTAAATGAGGAGCAAGCTATTGACTGGGATGCTTTGCGAGATGAGGACATAACGGAGTACACGAAACAGCGTGAACTTCAGGAAACCAAACGGAATGCACTTAAGAGTGCTATCGACACCGCTAAGAATCAACGCTCAGAACGTGAGGAGAGCGTGATCAATAGTGAACTAGATAAACTCGATAAAGTAATGGACTGGACCGATAACGACGACAAACGCACTGCGGACATGAAGAGTCTGAAAGGGTATTTGAAGGAAATTAACCTACCCGAGGCCGCGTTGAAAGGTGTTTACGATCATAACGTCTATTTCGCATTACACGAAGCCGCAAAGTATCGTGAATTAAAAGCCTCTGTTGAAGAGGCCAAGAAGAAAGTCAAGGCCGCTCCTAAATCAGTTGAATCTAAAAAGACTGCCAGTACGGAGGAAAAGAAATCTCCAACTGAGATCCTCTATGGCACGTCTTGAGGAGTTTTTAAATGGCTACATTAGGAAGCACGGTGCTGACTTTGGCGGATTGGGCGAAACGAGTCGATCCAAACGGGAAAGTACCAACAATTGTTGAGCTGTTAAGTCAGACCAACGGAATACTCGAGGACATGTTATGGAAAGAAGGTAATTTACCTACTGGCCACCGTATTACTCAAAGAACTGGCTTGCCATCGGTGTATTGGCGCTTAATCAATCAGGCTGTAGCGACGAGTAAGTCGAACACAGCTCAGGTTGATGAGCAGTGCGGTATGCTAGAAGCATGGTCAGAAATTGACAAAGATGAAGCAGAGTTAAACGGTAATGTAAACCAGTATCGTCTAGCTGAAGGCATGGCACATCTTGAAGCTATGAACCAGGAAATGGCGGGTACGCTGTTTTATGGTTCTGCTGCTAACCCTGAAGAGTTTGTCGGTTTATCTAATCGTTATGGTGATTTATCTGCTGGCAACGCTCAGAATATTTTGAACGCAGGCGGTTCAGGTTCTGATAACTCGTCAGTTTGGTTAGTTGGCTGGGGCGATAACTCTGTTTGCGGTATTTTCCCTAAAGCTTCTAAGGCTGGGATCATGCACGAAGATCTAGGTCTCACGACCGTACAGGGGTCCAATGGTATTGGTGGAACTCGTTTACGAGCCTACCAAGAGCATTGGCAGTGGAAAGCGGGTCTAGCACTGAAGGATTGGCGTTATGCGGTTCGTATTGCAAACATTGATAACTCAGATCTAGCAGGACTTTCAGGCACACAGGAAGTTGCTGACGCAACATTCATCACTAAAATGATGAGCCGGTCTATTGACCGTTTGCCCACACTGAATGGGGTTAAGCCTGTTTTCTATGCAAATAGAACGATTATGTCTCTATTGCGTGTGGCGGCAGCTGAAAAATCCAATAGCGTACTAAGTATTGAGAAGGGTCTCAACCAGTTTGGTAAGACCATTCACAATCTTATGTTCTTGGATATTCCTGTTCGCATGTGTGACCAGTTAACCTCTGCTGAATCAGTAGTTTCTTAAAGGAGAACATTATGACTATTTTAGATGCACAAGGTACGTTCTCCGATGCGCAGGCGGTAACCTCTTCTGCTGTTGGAACTAACGTAATCGACCTGGTAACAGCTCGATCTATTGGCAACGGCGAACCATTAGCCGTTTTATTTGTTGTTGATGTAGCAGCAGATCAAACCTCAAGCGATGAAGATTATACGTTTGATGTTGAGTACGCTACTGATACAGGTCAAACCACAGGCCGGCAGTTGATCAATCGGCGTGTATTTGAATCTGGTACGCCAGACGCACCTGCACAGAATGCAGATCTTCTGGTTATTGGGTTTCAGTTTGTAATGAACATTCCACCTACTACCCTAGATGAAGATGGCCAGTATATTGGCATTCGTTACACTACAGCAGGCACCTCGCCTACCATTACTTGTAGCGCATATCTTGTTCCGCAGTCTTTTGTTGATGCAGGCAAGAACACATACGCATCTGGTTATTCTATTACTTAAAACCACGGGGCTCCTTTAACCGGGAGCCCTTTTTAATTGGAGTATTTATGTCAACAATTCAGGTAAAAGCAGTTTTCCCAGAAGGGCAATTCGCATTTTATCAGCCTCCTAAGATTGGGAAAGAGGCCAATATAGGCCGCAGAGTTAAAGACGGCGATACAGTCAACGTTTATTACGACAAAAACCATCCGCTAGAAGATGTCATTGATGAGAATGATGTGGTTATCAAGAAAGGCCAGCTTGCTAAATGGATGAGGCCTATCGGCGCGCTTCCCAAAAAGAAAGTTTCCAAGAAGAAAGTCGTTAAGAAATGATCACCGATTATTCAACACTAAGAACGGCTGTGGCTGGTACAGCGAGAGCTAGCTGGTCACATCGCTCTGATGTTCTGCAAAACTTCGATGTATTCTTACAGTTGATGCAGGAGGAGATGTACCACGGCGTTCAGATCACTGGTGCGCCGCAAGGATTGAGGACCAGAGATCTTGTTTTAACAGATACCGATACACTATCAACCTCGGTTAGGACATTGGCGCATCCTACTGATTTGCTTGAGTATAGGAAGCTTCAGTTATCGTATAGTAGCGCTTATTTTAGCCCGCTTCAGTATAAAACACCTCAGGAGCTGTGGGTTTATGACGCCACGAAAAGGCCTGAGTTTTACACGATAACCTCTGAGCTTGAGTTCGAGAGCGTTGCAGACATAGCGTACACGCTAAATAGAGTTTATTACGCTAAATTAACAGACCTTTCTTCGTCTAATACCACTCATGCGATTCTTACTCGGTTTCCGTCTATTTATTTATACGGGTGTTTGTATGAGGCGTTTAAGTGGGCGCAAAACATAGAGAAAGCAGATGGTTATGCGAACTTATTCCAAGGGGCCATCATGACGGCCAATAATGAGGATGTTGAAATCGGCCCTACTCCGCAAATGAGGTATTACGGCAGTGCCGTTTAATCGCCTTCCTGTTGATGTTGTTGGCGAATACTATGTATCTCGGTCTTTACCGCTATCTGCGCAATCAACTATTAACCTATACCCAGAGGGGAATCCTTCGGGGAGAGCCTCTACAGCGTTACAGAATTGGCTAGGGGCTAAGGGTTGGCTTACAGCGTCAGGAGCAGATAGAGGCTTTGCTAAATACAAGAACGTGTTGTATCAAGTATCTGGTGAAGACCTGTATTTAGTTGATGACTTACGAGTCAGAACATCCGTTGGAACGGTTCCAGGCACTGCTCGGTGTGAGTTCGCTAATGATGGTACTTTTCTAATAATTGTCACCGAAGGCAAGGCCTATCAATTTGATGGGACTACTTTGTCAGAGATAACAGACCCAGATCTTGAGACACCCGATTCTGTTGCGGTACTAAACAATCAGGTTATTTATGATGGTGACGAGGGGAGGTGGGTTGTGGCTTCTCCTGCTGATCCTGACAATATCCCAGCGATTAACTACGCTATAGCAGAAAGCCAAGGCGATGATTTAATAAGGGTTCATACGTTTAATCAAACCCTTTATTTAATGGGTAGTGACTCGATAGAAACGTGGTTTAACTCTGGCACAGGCAGTCCGCCATTCACACGAATTGAAGGCGGGATATTAGAGAGCAAAGGGTTGTTAGCTTTGCATTCTGTGGCTAAAACAACAAATTATACCTATTTTATGGATTCAGACCAGATTGTATCCCGCGTGTCTGGGTACCAAGCTGAGGAGATAACCTCGCCAGCGTTAGCGCATGAGTTTTCTAAGCTGGTTTGCTCTGATGCTATCGGTATGTCAATGGTTGTTGAGGGGCAGCAGTTCTACGTTATTAGTTTCCCAACAAGCAATAAAACGTTTGCCTTCTCGGAAACATTTAGTACCTGGGTTCAATTGTCTTACGGGACAACCGGCGGTAGGCATTTAATGAATGCTTATATGTTTATTTACGGCAAACATTTAATTTCTGACTACCGGAACGGGAACATATACGAGCTTGACGCTGATACTTTCACTGATAATGGTGAGGTTCAGGTCCGAGAACGCGTCACACCACCTATAAACGGTATTTCCCTTGGTATGCCAGGTGCTGTATTCACAATGGAATACTTCGAGGTATTCATTGAGACGGGCGTAGGGACGGTTTCAGGGCAAGGGGTAGCACCAGCCATTATGTTCTCTACATCTACCGATGGCGGGAGGACGTTTGATTCTAGCGGTGTTGGCTATATTGGTATGGGTGAAGGTGGTGATTATCTAATCAGAGTTAGATACGACTGCCTTATAGAATTTCAAGAATTATTGATTAAAATCAGGGTTACGGATCCAGCTTTTATATCAATACATGGAGCTTTTATTTCGGTTAAACCAGAGATGGGGTATTAATGGCTACTATTAATCCTCCTCCAATCCCCAGGTTACCAAGAGAGTGGTTCTCTAACCCGGAAATTAGGGGTTACATGGACGCCCTGTCA